TGCGTAACTATATGGCGGCGGCAAGGTACGCGCCGACGGCGCCGGGGCTGCCGGCACCAAGGCAAAAAGGAGACGATGCCGAACCCACTGCCTAACCAGATGAGTCTGATAGACTGGATGTCCACCCGCCTTCAACTGAAGGACAAGAAGGGCAAGCTCGTTTATTTCAAGCCTAATCGCATTCAGGCCCGACTGCTGGAGTTCATGTCGCGACAACGTGACTTGGGCCTGCCCGTGCGCATCATCATTCTCAAGGCGCGGCAGGAAGGCTGCTCGACGCTGGTGCAGATGCTGTTTTTGGCGATGGTGCAGAACATCCCGAATCTGAACGCCTTTGTCTGTGCACACGACGACGATGCTACCACGACGGTATTTCGCAAGGCGCAGTTGGCGGCGGCCTACCTGCCGGAAGACGAACAGAAGGACACAAAATATTCCTCTCGCAAGGAGATCGTGTTCGCCCCGCCTCACAACAGTCAGATACGTGTGCAGGTGCCCGATGAGGATCTGGACGCCGGCGGCACGAACCAGCTTATCCACGTCAGCGAACTTGCCCGATGGAAGAAGGCCCGCTTGGCGATGCTGTCGCTGATGCAGACCATTCCGCCTGAGAAGGGCACGATATGCATTATCGAGTCCACGGCGCAGGGGGAAGGCGGAGAGTTTCACAAACGCTGGTTGGACGCGATGCAGGAGCAGCAGGAACAACCGGGCTTCCTGGACGGCTACATTCCGGTGTTTTTCTCGTGGATGGACAACCCTGAGTACACGCGAATCTTCCCAAAAACATATAATTGGGGCATCTATAGCGAAGAGGAGAGGGAATTACAGGAGTTGGGGGTTACGGACGAGCAGTTGTACTGGCGACGGTGGAAGATCAAGAATGACTGCGGCGGGGACGTTGAACTCTACATGCAAGAATTTCCCAGTACGCCGGAGGAGGCCTTCCTCGCATCCGGTCGCCACGCAATCATGCTCAAGATTCGCAAGGCACACCATTTGCAAGCGAATAAGGAGACGCCTCGCTACGCACAACTCGTGTGGGAGGACAAGGACGCGCACCGCGTCAAGATCGTGTATGGCGACTATGAGCCCGGCACGAGGGGCTGTTGGCGCATCTTCCGTGAACCTGTGTGGGGACGGGACTATGCGATTGGCGGGGATGTGACCGAGAGCAGGCTGAGTGATCCGAACGATCCCAAGAGCAAGGTTGACCAGTCGGCTATCGGAGTGCTTGACCGAAGCGACCTGTTTACGGCGGCGCTCTATGTTGGACGGCCACTGGCACACGATCTTGGCCACGAGATGTTGAAAGCAGGATGGTTGTATAACGAAGCATGGGTGGCGCCTGAAATCAATGCGATGGGCACGTCGGTGCTGGACGTGCTCAAGACGGCTGAATACAACAACATCTCGCCGCGTACGATGCCGGTAGACAAGCGAAACATCAGGCCCACCGACAAGATAGGCTGGCAGACGAACAGGTCCAGCCGCGAGATGATGATAGCCGATTGGCTGGATGCCTGCCGCCAGACGAATGCAGACGACCGTCCACACGTGATCCAGTGCCTGAGCCAAGAGCTTGCGAGCGAAGAAGACACGTTCATCATCAACGAAGACGGTAAGCGAGAGCATAAGATCGGCGAGACCGACGACATTCTGTTTGCGTTTATGATCTCCTTGCAGGTGCATTACCTGTGCCCGCGCGAGCGTGTGGGCGTAGGGTTTTTGAAGGAAGGCCGCCATGGTGCAGGCGTTCGTAGCCATGACTATATGGGCGGTTATGATTCGGGGCCAGAGCACGACAGGCAACATGCGGAGAAGGATGTATGGGTTACTATCTGATTTCAGTGACAATTATCAGCCTTGCGGGGATAGCGGGCGTGATAGTCGCCTCACGTTATGCGACACGCTACGCGACTGATGCGGCGATCAGGTGCCTGAGCGCCGGTGCCCGTACCCAAGGCCAGACGGTAGACATCTTCGACGAGGATCATTCGCCGATTGCGAGTGAAACAGGCTGATGGCCGAATTTGCAGCAGAAAAAGGCGCCAAGTCGTCAGAACAGATGGATATAAAAACGTTGCGTGACCTCAAGACGCACGTTGAGGCCATGGTGAAAGTCGGGTCTGAAGATGCCGACAAGTGGCTGGCCATGTATCACGATGCTATTAACTACATATATGGCAACCAGTTGGCGAATATTGAGGTGAAGGGTGGCTGGGAACCGTTTCAGGCTAACTATATTCTTCCGGCCTTGATGCAGACGCTTGCGTTGGTATCACAGCAGAAGATCAAGATTTTGGCGTCACCGTGGGAGGATATGGACCGCGACGGCGCGGAGTTTGCACAGGGGCTCTTGCAGTTTCAGTTCGGGCCAAAGGCCCTCGATATTAACCGGGCGCGACTTGACTGGTTACAGGATGGCTTCTCCAACGGGACATGGGCAGTTTACGCTGATTGGAATGAGAAACCTGTTGGTGGTTGGAACGCAGAAACGAAGGAATGGGAAGGTGTGCCGCGAGTGCGGACGTTGAGGCCGGGCGAGTATGCGGCTGACCCCAACGGCGAGAGAGAAGACCTGAAGGATGCCGAGTACGTCTTTGTGCTAATGCCTATTGCCGTGGACGAGGCGAAGGAGCGGTGGCCGGGCAACGACGAGGCGTTTGAGAAGGAGGCGTTGGACGAGCAGGAGAAGGCTACGACCAAGGGCACCATCGGTGGGATACGGGTTACGGGGGCTGCGGAATTGGATACCGTGGATTCCAGCGCCGTGAAGCAGGGCGAGCGAGATGTAGGCGTGGGAAGTACTGAAGGCCGGTTGGCGAAGTTGCTGGCGGCAAGCAAGAAGCTGAAGTATACGCGCAGAGACGGCGATCAGGAAAAGCCGGCGCACGTGACGCTGTTGGAGATATTCTACCGCGACCGCTCGACGCTGGAAGTAAAAGACCCGGTGCCGATTTCGGACGAGGAGTTGCTCGAGGACGGGACCTTGGTAGAGGACGACACTGGCAGATATGTGATGGCGGAGACGGGGGAAGAACTCACTGAGGATAGTCGCCCGGTAAGGATAGACGAATACGAAGAACCTGCATTCCCGAATGGCCGGCATGTGATGATGATCGGCGATATGATCCTGAATCCTAAAGAAGAGGAGCAGCGGTGGGACGAGGACAAGTGGCCGATTCGCATAGGACGGTTTAAGGTGCTACCACACACATGGCACGCCATGAATGGCATCGAGATCGTGAAGCCCATGCAGGACTGGGTGAACATTGTCGGGATGCACCTGTTGAACTACATCAAGTATTTCGGCGATCCGGCAGTTGTCATTGAGGAAGGTGCGTTGGTCGGCGTCAAGGGTGCAACGGATGTGCCGAAGCGAATTGCTGCCAGAGCCGGTCGGACGATTGTGGTCAAGGTCGGCAGATTGAACTCTGTGAAGGTGCTTGATCCGCCTGCATTCAACCAGGGCCTCATGCAGTCGTTTGGCCTGATGACACAGGAGATACGCAACCAGACGGGCATCCACGAGATCGTGCAGGGTATTCAGAGCAAAGGTGTTATGACGGCAAGCGAGGCGTTGCGACTTGAGACGAATAGCCGTTTGGGCATTGCCCTATTGCTGGTGAACATCGATGCCTTTACGCTGGACCTTATGCAGTGGGTGTTTGATATATTGAAGAAGCACATGGAAGTTGGCCGTGCGGTACGGATCGTTGGGGAGGAGAGCAGGGAGAGTGGTGTCGAGGTGATGGAGGGCGACTTTGACGCGGAGTTCGACTTGAAGCTGGAGATCGGCACGGCGCTTCCGTTTGACGAGGAACGCAAGCAGCAGAAGTCGATGCAGATGTTCGAGATGGTTGGGCCTCCCTACATGCGACGATTGCTGGAGGCGTTCGACGAACCGGACATCGAGGACTTGCTGGCGCGGGTAGAAACGTGGCAGATGATCGAAGAGCAGTTGGCGGCAGCGGAAGAGGCCGAGAAGGCCGGGTTGCCTCCACCTGAAGAGGGCGGCGAAGGTGGCCTGCCTGAGTTTGCTGGTGCAGGCACGGGCATTCCTGAAGACGCTGGTGGGTTTAGACCACAGTAGGAGAAGATATGGTCAAGAAACCGACTAAGAAGACGCAGACGACAGGCGAAGGCACGGTAGATATGCCCAAGGTGAAGGAGAAGGTGCTCTTTGGTGTGCGGGTGATCGGCACGGCGGAGAAATACATTGTGGGGCAGAGGTCGCAAGTGTGGCCTATGACCGGGCTGCTATTGGATAGTTGTATTGTAACGGCCGTGATTCCGACGCCGAACGGGGTGCTCGTGCAGTTTGAGGATCATAGCGAAGAGCATATCATGGCACCTGTGGGTATGTTGTACAGGGAGATGTAACATTCCGTACAAGCAGGTTGGAAGCATAAATGAATCGCGGGGTAGAGCAGTGGTCGCTCGCTGGACTCATAACCCAGAATGACGTGGGTTCGACTCCCACCCCCGCCACCAGAACGTTTCAGCCCGGACAATGTGCCGAGTGCTGAATTGATAACAAAGGCAGTTCGCGGTGAAAGCATACGGAGGACAAGAGCCTCGCTGGTATGCGGAATCCCCGAACACACGGCGCTCCAACGCCGGCATACGGGACAAGAGCCCGGCTATGCGAAGAAGGATGTGATGACATGGCGGACGTGATAACAACAGAAGAGTTGGCAGCAGACGGTGGCGTAATGACGGACATTCCCGGTGTTGTTGGCCTTGGCGGAGGGCAGTTGGAAAACTTCCCTGCAAACCCGGACATGGCGGTCGCGCCTCCAATGCCTGCGTTACCACAAGTTACGCCCCTCGATCCGGGCGACCTTACACCTGAACCAGCGGCAGCCCCTGCTGAAACGGAAACGCCGTCGGCAAAGGAACCGGAACCTGTTGCGGAACTTGAATCACCCGCCGAACCGGAGCGCCTGCCTTGGGACAGGAAGCGCCAGGAGTCAGACCAGAAGGCGGCAACTGAACGTCGGAGACGAGAAACGGCAGAGGCTGAGAACGCCGCGCTTAAAGAGCGCCTCGACAGGATCGAAGCGCAAGCGGAGACGCAAAGAAAGACACCGGCGCCTCAGCCCAAAGCCGACACCGAATTTGACTTCGAGAAGATGCCACTGGTTGACGAGATGGGCGATCCTATCCCAAACGCGGAGGCCCTGAAGCTGCTTGCCCAGCAGAATCGTGCTTTGCAAACTCGCCTGGACGAATTTGGCGAGCATGTGAACACGC